ATTACACTCCTTAAAATTTTTCACAATTTTTATTTCATTAGTCACTGTTTGGAATATTGAGTTGCTGTACCTAGAGTACGAACCACAAACAAACTAAGCTGGTTTCAGCAATTATGTTTACCCCAAATCATTCAAATCAAAAGTGTTTTTTTAAACGCTTACCCTTTTTATTTAACAAGAAGTTTTTAAATAATTTTGAAAACATTAAATCACTAACACCTTGCACTTGTTTTCAATATGCCTTTGTTTACACTAATCCAGTTTATCAGAATTTAGAAATAACGTCTGATGAATTTACACAATTGGCTTTGGATAGCGGTGAATTTAGATACGATCACAAAACCGACTATACCTACAAACTTCACGAACCAGGAGAAAAAGTATTTCGCGATCCTTACATCAAAGAAGCTTTGAAGGAATACGATCCAATCTTGTACTACTCTCTACTCGATAGAAACAAGACTCCACGTCCTGGAAGGGTTTATAATTCATTACTTCAATATTGTTTTCCAATGGCAAAACCAATTCCTAAAAAGGAACATTATTTTCACAAATGTCAAACGGAAGCTATTAATTATGTATTCAACAACTTCGATAAAGTAAGACCTTTACCTGCATCTGCAATCTTCGAATCAATGCCTAAGAATACCGCAACCGGATGGTTAGCTCTTAAATATCATGGCAAATCTCAAAAGAAAGAAGATATGATGGATGAAATTAAAGATGAATACTATAAAATGTTCAATAGAATAAGACGCAGACAAGAAGTCAACGATTACGTTATGTTTGCAATGAGAGGACATCTTTCTGAAAGAGAGAAGATCAAATCACGTCCCGTTTGGTTAGTTTCAGCAACAACCATCGTCTCAGAACTCAAATACTATCAACCATTCTATGATCAATTAGCTAACAAAGATTTTTTCAAGAAAAGAATCATAACTGGAAAGAAATCGATGTCTAGACTAAGAAAATTTTTTTCAAAAAGTGATGACTATACTCTAATCAACACTGATATTTCAGGTTGGGATTCATTTCGAGCTGCTTGGTTTCATGAGCTTATCATGAAAGAATTTGAAAAGAAGATCATTTTTTCAAACTTCGCTCAGAAATTAGAATATCGCTTTAACATCGATCAAGCTATCAGATCAAAAATTTTGATGCCTGACGGTACTATTTTACGCAAACGAGCCGGAATTATTTCTGGAACAGCAGGAACTTTGCTTATTAATACAATCATCAACATGGTTCTATCTTACACTATTTTACGCATGATGCAATACATAGATTTCGAATTTGAAATCAAAAAGATAGAAGATGAAAATTGGCTTGGTGACGACTTCGCGTTTTATCTTGATAATGGATTAACATTCGATTTGGATAAATTCGTAAATATGGTAGAAAAATATTATGTTTTAACTGTTAAACCAGAGAAAACTATCATTGCTAAGAAAGTTGAAGATCGAAAATATTTAGGCTATCAATTAAAAGGTGGCATGTTATACAGACCAGAAAAAGATTTATTTGCTGCAGTTCTTTACAGCGAAAGATTTTTTAAAATAGGTTTAGATTTTTTGACAATAAGTTTTTCTAGATTTTTTTCTTATTTGTTAATTGGAGGTATAAATAACTTCAATTTCTTAAATTTTTTCTATTATTACATGGGTAAATACAAAACTAAATTACTTAAGTTGGATTTTATTTTTCAATCCAATCATGATAATATATTTAAGTTAATTAAGAATGTATGGAATGTCAACATTCAGAC